CGCCGTGGAGTGCCTGAAGGCTACTGGACCGGCCGTCAAGGTGTGGAGCTCGTGGCACAGGACAAGAGCGCCATCCGGCGCTTTCTTCGTCAGCTCACGGGCCCACGCAACGCCGGCAAAGCTCTTATCGCGCCGGACATCGAGTTTCACGCCATCGACCTCCCGGAGAAAGACGCGCAGTGGCTCGGGGGCCGGCAGGTTTCCCGCATGACCGTCTCGGCGATCATGGGCGTCCCGATGGTTCTCGCGGGCGACGACTCGCACGCGGGCTTCTACCGCTCCGTCCGGGATGCCGAATACGTCATGTGGCGCGATACGGTCATCCCCGAACAGGACGGCGATGCCGACACGTTCAACAACTGGCTAACGCCGGAGTTCAATCGGCCCCGCGATCCGCAACTCGTGGTGGCCTTCGACTACTCCAACGTCGAAGCGCTCAAGCCCGTCTGGAAAGACGAGTGGGCCGCGTGGATCGCCGCGGTGGGCGCGCAAGTTACGACGCCGAACAAGTTCATCGACCACTTCGGGCTCGGCGACCACGTCGAGTGGGGAGACAAGCCGGTGCCGCGAACGACAGTCGCCATCAAGGCCGCGGACACGGGCGAGCTTCCGGCCGAGAATGCGGGCGACGCTGCGGACGTCCCGGCGCCTACCCAGCCCGGCGAAGCCGCTCCGGTGGATCGTGCCGCCGCCGGCCGCCGTGGCGGGCTCATGGGCGAGTCGATGCGCAAGGCCGCCGACGCCAAGCCGTCAGACGTGGCGGAAGCCGTCGTGGCGGCGCTGCGCAAGCAATGGCCCGAGTCAGAGCTAGACATCGTGCGCGAGGGCACCTGGACGTTCGACCCGGCCATGAAGCTCGGCAAGATCGATGCGGACCGGCGCCCGATCCCGCGTAACCCGGAGATCGTGGCAGGTGTCGAGGCCGCACTGGCGGTGGGCGCACCGATCGAGCCTGTGACCGTCATCAAGACCGACACCGGCTACACGCCTATCGACGGCTGGCACCGCACCCTCGCGGCCGAGCACGCGGGACTGAAGAAGATACCCGCCTACGTCGGCGAAGGCGATCCCGACTGGACGGCGAAGCTCCTGGCGTTCAACGATCTCATCCCCACCCCGCCCGACTCGCCGAAGGAGGCGCAAGATGAAGCGTGACAGCAGCGCCGTCCATACGGCGGCATTCCGCACCGTCTCCGAGACGGCCGACTACCGCACGATCGAAGGGCTCGGGATCCCCTATGGTGGGCCATTTCCTGGCAACTCCGACGACTGGGCCACCCGCGCAACCCCAAAGACCAACTTCGCGTGGGACCTGTTCCCGGACCGGAGCCCAACCGATCCGCCTTCCGTCCCGGCCAGGTACACGCGGCCAGTGACATACTGCCACGGCAAAGACGGGGTGTTGGGCTCGGCCCGTGTCGGCGGTTGGTCTCCCATCCGCGTGGACAAGTGGGGCGTTTGGGTTCAGGCGCAAATCTCCAGGCGGGAGGCATGGTCCGCAGCGGTCTGCGAACTGCTGGACCACGACGCGCTCAGCTTCAGCAGCCAAGCGCTCGCGACGGCGGCCCGCATCTCCAAGCAGGGTGACTGGCTCGAATGGCCGGTCGTCGAGTTGTCTCTGACGCCGACAGCGAGCAATCCATGGGCGGGCGTGACGGCTCGCACGAGCGAACTGGAGCAGCTCTTCCGCATCACCGACCGCGGCGGCAAGCCGAGCAAGGGCACACCGCCGGACGGCCGGCTGACCGAGAACAAAGGCAAAGGCAAAAAGCCAAACCCGTTCGCGGAGACGCCGAGTGCCAAGTGCGCCGCCTGCGACGTGTCGATGGCGACCGAGGTTCAGGGCATGCTCGCGCAGCTCATGGGCATCGAACAGGGCGAGGCCGACCAGGTCGCGCTCCTGAAGACGGCGTTCGACGCTGTCGGCCAGTTCATCGCCGCGGAGGCCGAAGAGGTCGGCGCCGACGAAGGTGACGAAGCCGAGCCGGTTATGGCATGGGCGTCGTCACACCTTGCCCATCGCATGGGCAAGCGCAACAATGGCGACGACCAGGACAGCATCGACGCGATACATGACCTGACCGTCAAGCTCGGGGCATCCGCTCACGCGGGCGACGTGCCACCGAATGACGAAACACACCAGGAGCCGGACCCGGACGCTTCCGCTGGTCAACCGCCTGACGACCGCTCGGCAAAGTCGAGCCGCCCTCAGACCGCTGCACAGCCTGAGCGCATTCGGATCAGCGGACTTCCGGGCTAACCAGGAAAGCTGAACAAGGAGTACGCAAATGGGTACCGCAGAAGTGACGGCCGACGGCCTCAAGAAGGTCGTTGCCGAAGGCGTGGCCGAGCACGACGCCGCGAAGGCGGCTGCGCGCGAAGCCAAGAAGACCGCGAAGGCCGAGCGCAAGGCCGCCGCGACAGACGAAGCCGCGCGCATCGCCAAGCAGATCGAAGACGGGATCGCCAAGGCCCTCAATGGCTCTCCCGCCAACCGCGTCACCGGGCGCCCGGGCGGCTCAACCACCAACGTCAACCTCAACAAGCCCGTCAGGATCAGCCTCTCCAGGATGATCCGCGCCCTCGGATCAGGCACCTACCAGGGCGCCGAGCTCGAGCGCGACTTCGCTCAAGCCGTCCAGGGGACGATCCTGAAGGATGACCACGAGGCTGGCGTCACCTTCGCGCTGCCGTCCACGCGGTCGGCCTTCATGAAGGTGATCGACGAGGCCAACATCAACGTCGGCCAGCCGAAGCGACTCCATGAATGGGCAGCCCGCGCGGCAGAGACCGAGGCCATCGCGCTTGCGTTCCTCGTCAAGGGGGACGTTCACGGTGCGCAGCAGGCTATGCGCGATGCGAACGAAGGCTCGACAGGCGCGGGCCTCGCGCTCGTTCCGCCCGAGTTCATGCAGCAGCTCTACACCCTGAGCATTCAGACTTCGGCCGCGTTCGCGAACGCTCCCGGCGTCACGCGCATCCCCGTCAACTCCAACCTGATCTACTTCCCGCGCGAGACGGTCATGCCGACTTCGGCGAACTACGCCGAGGCTGCCACGATCACGCCGTCCGATGCTACGTTCGGCCAGCAGTCGATCACGATCAAGAAGCAGGCCGCTTACAACCAGTTCAGCAACGAACTTCTCGCGGACTCCACCCCGGAGTACGAGGTTGTCATCGGCAAGTCTCTCGCTCGCTCCCTCGGACTGCGACAGGATTACGAGTACCTTCTCGGCGACGGGACGGGCTCGCATGTCCTTGGCCTCGGAAGCTACACCGGCTTGACCACCGGCTACACGCCGGGCACCAACGGCGACGCTTGGGGCCAGCCATACAACGCCAGCTATCCGGCCGGCACGGACTTCCCGCTTCAGATGCTTGGGCGAGCCCGGGCAGCCGGTTGGGAGCCCAACGCCATGATCGCCCACCCGAACGTCATGTCGCTCGGTCTTGCCCGGGCAACTGACAGCTCCGGTCGCTACCTGCTGGAGTCGATCGGCGGCGTCTACGGCGCCCCGGTCCCGGTCCCGAACATCGGCGCGCTGCCGACCCAGATCACCTACCAGACGCCTCCCTGGAAGGCCATGCTTCTCGGCATGCCGTTCCTCATGACGGCGCAGATCCCGCAGACCGTGACCGTCGGTACCAAGTCGGACACCGGCACGGTCTTCATGGGCGACTTCAACTTCGCCCACATCCTGGAGCGCCAGGCCATCGAGCTCGCGCGGGCCGATCAGATCCTCTTCACGACGGATCAGGTCGCAGTTCGCGTCACAGCCCGCACGGCCATCGTCCTGCTCGCCCCGGCTGCCTTCATGAAGCAGACGGGCGTCCGCGGCGCCACTGACAACGCCTAACACCGGACCGGAGGGCGGTACCCCTGGTACCGCCCTCCTAGCTCGAAAGGACACGCAATGGCTATTCCCACGGTAGTCGCCCTGCTCGCCAGCGGGGCCACCATCAGCACCAGTGGCACCGGCAGCGCCGTCGCCCTCGGGAGTCCGGTCGCGATCACCTGCAACGAGGGCATTGCGATTTGCAATGTCTCAGCGGCCGGCCAGGCCGATGGGCAGACGATCACCATTGAGGGCTCCTCAGACGGCGGCACAACTTATACCACCGTTGGCACCTTCGGCGTCTCGACGGTAGCGTCGGGTACCATCGGCGTCCTCACGGGCATCAACATCTGCAACCTCACGGGCGGCATCCCGCCGCTCCTCCGGTACAAGAACGTCCGAACGGGCTCTGCCTCCATCACGGCGTCGATCTACGTCATCGGGCTTCGCCCCAATGACTCAGTCGAGGCCACGGTACTTCCGGGCATCGGAGGCTATGCCAAGGCGCTCCGGTTCCTTGTGCAGCCGTCCTCCGTTCAGCACGGCGCCCACAGCATGACGACGGTCACGATCAATACCGTCGACTACCTCGGCAATGTCTGCACCGCCGACAGCGCCACCAGCGTCACGGTGACGATGTTCCCCGTCTCCGGGGCAGGCGCTCTCACCGGGACGATCCCGGCGACCGCTTCCTCGGGCGTCGCATCATTTGCCGATCTTCGGATCAGCACGGTCGGCGAGTATTACCTCGTCGCTTCGGCCACCGGCCTGACCTCGGTCACGTCCAACAGCTTCCCCGTCACGACTTAGTAGGAGACTCGGATGACGAAGCTCCTCATCAACATCCCGGCCGACGCCGGGACGGAAGTGGCCCTCGATGGCGTCCTCGGCACGCCGGGAGTTCCCTCGATTGTCACCATCGGGTCCGAGGCGATGGCAGTGACGGACGGCCTCGGTACCGCCGTGCTCCAAGTCGAGCGCGGCGCCAACGGCACGACCCCGGCCGACCACGCGGCAGGGGCCAGCGTCACGGTCAGCGCCAACGACGCGGCATTGGGCGTTACCCTCGCCGACTTGGGCGTCACTGCGTCCGCGGCCGAGATCAATGTTCTGCACTCGGTTTCGGCAGGTACGGTCAAGGCATCGTCCGCCGTTGTGGTGGACGGCTCCAAGCAAGTCGATACCTGGACGGCTGTCGTGGCTAACGCATCGGCAACTCTAGCCGGTACGACATGGGCCATCGAAGGCCAGATGACCGCCTCTAACGCCGCAATTACGGCCGGCACCGTTTGGGGTGTCCGTGGTCGGGCGATCCTCTCTGGCAACGCGTCCGCTGGCTATCTCTATGGCAACCAGGGCAAGGCGATCATTTCGGGAGCCATGTCCGGGTCAGCAAACGTCTATGGCCTCGTGGCTCAACTGGACATCTCAGCGGGCACCTATACGGGTGGCGAGCTGGCGGGGCTCTGGATTGACGCCGGGGCCACGGCAGTCGGCACGCTGGCCGGTGGCGTGGACTTCAACCTTGTTCGGATCACCAATACCACCGTCGCAGTTCCCAACGCGGTTATCCAGATTGAAGCTCAGGCCGCGCGTCTCTTCGACTTCCACAGTCTTGGGACTGCTGACGGTTGGTATTCCGCTACCGCCCTCGGTGGCGTGACGCGGAAGGCTCGTGTCAAGGTCAAGTGCGAAGACGGTACGGACGGATATATGTCCGTATATACCGACTAAGGAAGACTATGGACACCATTTCTCGCGAGCAAATCGAAGACAAGATCGCCAAGCTCGAAGCTGCCCGCGATCAGGCGATGGCACAACTGAACGCGCTTATCGGCGCGCTGAACATGTGCCGTGAGTTGCTCGCGGTGATGGATGCCCCGGAAGAAAAACCATGACGACGGCGATCGGAGCATATGCCACTCTCGCAGGCGTACAGGCGCGCAACCTGAATACGGCTGCGGGTGACGCGGCCGAGTTGCAGGTGTTCTGCGACCAGGTCAACGCCTGGATAGAGTCCGTCACGGGTCGCGTTCTGGCTCCGGTCCCCGTCGTCAAAGCCACGGCCAACACGGCCCTTTCGATCGGGGACACATCGGTACCCGTGACCCTCGCCGCTGACATCGCCAACCTGGCAGTCGGGGACGAACTCGCGATCGGCCCCGTGACCGGCACGCACGAGTCCTCTCCGGTGCAGGCGATCACCAGCACCACGATCACGCTCGGCGTGCCGCTCGCGAACGCCTACGGCACGCATGCTCCGCTCGAGCGCGTCTACCTCCGGGATGGCTATGACTCATCCAACGGCGACGGCAGTTCACAGGGTCGCATCCTGCTTGACATGCGCGGCATCGTCGTTTTGACGGCGCTGGAGATCGCGTCATACACCCGCGGTGCGTTCGCGCTGATCCCGTCCACCGATTACTGGCTGCGCCCGACGCCGAACCAGCGCGACCCCGGCTATCCCGCGACCGAAATCCACATGACGAACATCCCGAGCCCGAGCAACCCCTACCCCGCGTTCTTCCCCGGCTACGGGAATGTGCGGCTGTGGGGCGTCACCGGCTGGCCCGCCATCCCGACAGGCATCGTAGGACTCGCTGAGCGCGTCGTGGTGGCGCTGTGGCAGATGAAGTCCGGCGGCGGGGCGTATCAGGTGGCTCCAGGTTCGGACGCAACCGAGCAGATCCCGCACCTGCTCTCGATTGACGACTGGAAGACGCTCAAGCGCTACACGATCAAGACGATGGAGACCGTGTGATGGGCGCGGTCTATTCGGCCAAGGTCGAGGGCATTGACGAGCTGCTCAAAGTCATGGCCGGTATCGGCACCACCGCGCATGTCCGCAAGGTCATGCTCAAAGCCATCGTCGCGGGCGCCAAGCCGCTCCGTGCCGCCATCCGTTCCGAGGCTCCGGTAGGGGCGGCGAGTGATCCGGGCCGTGGCAACATCAAGAAGAGCGTGCGCTACAAGGCGAGCAAGAAGTCCACCGGAACGATCGGCTACATGATCGGCCCGTTCGGTCAGGACAGCCAACATCGTCACCTCGTGATCTACGGCCACACGATCACCGGCCACAAGCCGGACAAGGTCAAGGGCGCACGCACGCAGCCGAACAACTTCGTGGAGCGCGGCGAAAACAAGTCTCGAGCGGCTGCGTTCGATGCTGTGGCCGCTGAAGCCAAGGCAGCCCTGGGAGAGCTGGGCAGGCCATGAGCTCGCTAGACCCCAACCTCGCGGATTACGTCGCATCCGTCGCCGGCCGCGTCGCCGGCGTTACTGCCGTCTTCGGCACCGGACAGGGTGAGATCGGCGACCCGCTCCGGCCGGGTCAGACGATCCGCGCCGCGCCGGACGCGCCTACGGCTCCGTGGACGTTCTGGGCCGACCTTCCGTCCGGGAAGGGCATATGGCTGACGCAAGACCTGGCCGAGGGATGGGAATGGGACTTCCCGTGTCGGCTCTGGCTGCCGCGGGCGGACCTCGCGAACATGCGCCGCGCTGCCCAGCCGATGTATGGCCGGTTCCGTGATGCCTTCGTGCAGGATCGCGACCTCGGCGGCCGGGTGCAGTCGGTCCGTATCTCCGCTTTCGACATCGGCTCAGACGCGTCCTGGGCGTGGATGGATCTCAACCTCAACGTCAACGAAGAGACCATATAGGAGTCGCCATGACCGCAGCCTACACAGCCATTCCGCTCATCACGCCGATACAGGCCTCGTCGTTCACGGCGCCACCGACGGCCAACACGCTCGACTTTGTCGAGACGGCATCCGGCGGCCCGGTCGCAGGCGACCAGCTCGGCGACGAAATCGCGCTCTACGGCCCGCTGCTCCTGACCGCTCACAACACCGATGCCGCAGGGCAGACGCTCTCCGTTTTGTCGGTGGCCGACGCCTACGGTCGCAAGGGCGACATCACCGCCTACGCCGCGGGCACCGGGCTCCGCTCGGCACTCTTCCTCCGTCCCGAGGCTTGGGCACAGGGCGGCGAGCTACTGACGGTCGCGAGCGCGATCACGCAGAAGTACGCCGCGTTCGTCCTTCCCGGGATCGCGGGCCTTCCGTGGTCCGCAACCTCTGGCGTGGTCGGCACCCGCGTCGCAATCAACCCCATCTGTGCGGTCGGACCGTATGCCGGGCTGAACGGCACGGCGTGGCCGACGACTACAGGCCAGCCCGCGGCGCTTGCGCTGGACTACACCATGACCGCCATGAGCGCGACGGTCGGCAACAACATCGCCATGAATGGGCCGTTGCTCCTGGTGTTCACCAACTCCAACGCAGTGGCCAAGACGTTCACGATCAGCTCGACCGCGGTCGGCGATCCGCTCAACCGGACGGGCGACATCACGTACAGCATCGCCCAGAACATCCTCTCCGCGATCCTGGTTCGGCCTGAAGGCTTCCGCCAGACGGACGGCAACCTCTACCTCATCGCCAACTCGGTCAACGTCTCTGTCGCAGCATTCGCCCTCCCGGGCTGAAAGGAACGTACATGCCTCCCTCTCGTGTTGGATATTCCGGCCCTGGCTTCCTCTTCAAGTTCAGCGCAGACGGCGTGAACTTCACCACGATCGCGCTGGCTAAGGATGTCAAGGGCGCACTCACGGCCGGCAAGGTCGATGTCTCCACGCAGGACATGGGCGATCGCTTCCGCCGTTTCGATCCCGAGCTCGTGGATCCGGGAACCTACGCATTCGAGATCATCTACCGCCCGGACAACGCCACCCACGAGTCGGCATTTGCCGCCCTCGTTGCGGGGACCGCGCTGAACTTCACCTACTACACCAACCCACCCTCGAACAGCCACTACGAGTCCGGCGCGGGCTTCTTCACCAAGTTCGAGCTGACCGGGCCGGTCGGTGGCGACCAGACGGCCTCCATCGAGTTCCAGCGCTCCGGCGCAGTCACGCACGTCTGATGGCCATCCTCACCCGTAAGCAGATCCTCGCGGCACAAGATCGCCAGCCCGAAACTGTCGCCGTCCCGGAGTGGGGCGGCGAGGTGCAGGTGCGCGGTCTGTCCGGCCGCGAGCGCGGCCAGTACGAGTTGTGGGCAACGTCCTCCAAGATCAACAAAGCCGGCAAGCTCATTCAGGGCGACGCGACCCTCGACCTTGTGGCGATGGTCCGTGTCCGCCTCATCTCACTTTGCATCGTGGACGAGGCGGGCATCCGGCTCTTCGGCGACGCAGACATCGAGGCGCTGGCAGACAAGGACTCAGCGCCCATCGAACGCGTCTTCGATGTGGCGGCCCGGCTGTCGGGCCTCTCTTCGGCAGACGCACAGACCTTGACCGACCTCCCAAACGCCCCGAGCGCCAGCGGCTCTTCCGACTAGCTCTGGCGCTCGGCCGCACCGCGGCAGAACTGGAGGGCTCGATCAGCAGCTATGAACTGGCAGAGTGGCAGGACTTCGAAGCGCTCTTCGGCCCCATCGGCCCGGAGCGGTTCGACGTGCTCGCGGCCATGAACGTCCAGGCGACGCTGATTGCCGCGGGCGCCAAGGACGTGACGCTGGAGAAGTGCATGCCCATCTGGGATACCACGCCCGTCGATCTCACCGGGTTCTACGATCGCACGATGGCTGAGTACGAGGCCGCCAAATGACCATCGGGGAGCTTATCGTCAAACTCGGCCTCGAAGGGCAGGCGTATACCTCTGGGCTAGCTAACGCTGAGCGCGCGACGAAGACCGGCACGGGCAACATCGGCAAGCACTTCGACGAAGCCGGCAAGAAGGCGGGCGCGTTCCATAACGTCATGACCGGCATCGGCCAGGGCATCGGACAGGCGACATTCGGCCTGGCCGAGAAGGGCCTGAGCGCTGTGAAGGACGCCATCAGCGGCGCGTCAGCGGCCTACAAGGACATGCAGGTCAGCACGGCCAAGCTCGACACCGCGCTCAAGAACAGCGTGCCTGCCTACACCGGCAACGACGACGCCATCAACGCGGTCATCTCCTCCGGCACAAAGCTCGGCTTTTCCGCTGACGAGCAGCGGGCATCCCTGGCGCTGCTGGTGGGCACGACTCACGACGTCGCCGGCGCGCAGAAGGCGCAAGCCGCCGCGATGGACCTGGCGCGGCTCAAGGGCATCGACCTCGCTACTGCCACCGCCGCGATCATGGGCGCGGAGGCCGGGCGCACGGCGTCTCTGAAGAAGTTGGGCATCGAAGTCACCAAGGGGATGACCAACGAGCAGTTGCTCGCATCGATCACCAAGACCGCCGGAGGCCAGGCGGCAAGCTACGCTGCAACGGACGCGGGCAAGCAAGCTGCGGCGCATGAGCGTGTGACTGAGGCGCTGGTCAAGGTCGGCAAGGTCATCAGCCAGGTCAGCACCGTCGTCATGCCGATCCTCGCCGACGCATTCGGCAACATCGTGGACGCCGTCTCACCGCTGCTCGACCAGTTGGGCCAGGAGATGCCGGCCATCCTCGATACCGCGCGCGGTGCGTTCAGTCAGATCTCCGGCGCGGTCTCGAGCGTCAGCGATGCGATCATGCCGCTCGTCAGTCAGGCGTTCACACCGCTCATGGCCGTGGTCCAGGACATCAGCTCCGACGGCGACAAGCTCGCCGCGGTGCTGGCGATCATCGGGGGCGTTGTGCTGGTGACTGTCGTGCCGCCTTTCGTGACATGGGCCGCGGCCACGATCGCGGCAGCCGCGCCGATCATTGCGATCGGTGTCGCCGTTGCGGCGGTGGTCATCATCCTGGACAAGCTCGGCATCCTCAAGGTCATCGGGGCGACGATGAAGGACCTGGCGGCCAAGATCATGCCGGCCCTCAAGGTGGCGTTCGGCATCGTCTCAACGGCGGTCGGAGCGGTCGCGAAGGTCATCGGGAACGTCGTCAGCGCGGTCCTACCGCCGCTCAAGACGGCGTTCGGGATATTCACCGACACGATCCTGCCTGCCCTCGGAACGGCGTTCACCGCCATCTCCACCGTTGTGGGAACCGTCTTCGGCGCCATCGCGGGGATCATCAAAACCAACCTCAACATCGTGATCAGCGCCATCAACATCCTGATCGGTGCGCTGGACGCAATCCAAATCCACATCCCGAGCTTTGGCATCGGACCCATCAACACGCCTGCCGTGGACTGGAACGGCCTTGGCCTTCCGCCAATCCCGACCCTGCACTCGGGCGGTGTGGTCCCGGGCACCCCGGGAACCGATGTCCTGGCTCTCCTTCAGGCGGGCGAGACAGTCACGGCGCGCGGAGCGTCCGGCGGGATCACGGTCGGCGATATCAACCTCTACGGCGTGGGCTCGGATGTGTCGCCGGCGGCTGCTCAGCGCTTCGGAACGCAGATACGCGATGCCATCGCTAAGGCTCTCCAAGAGGACGGCGCGCGGTTCAGTGAGTGGGGAGGATCACGGGCGTGAGCGTCACCTTGCAGGGCACGATCACCGGGAACGGCGCGCCGCTCGATGGCGTCACTGTCGAAGTCTACGGCCCCACCGGAACGGACATGGGAGGGACCACGACGGCCGGCGGGG